TAAGAGGATAGAAGCCCTCATCTGCAACACTTTTTAGTTGCAACTGTTTAAACCCAAGTTCTGCTTTTCTTTGAGCAATAGGATCAGCAAATTCTTGGACAGCAGTAGACAGGCTTTTAGCAAGGTTGTAATTGCCTGTGTATCTATCTGGAAACTTCATTGGCATACCAGCAACTTGCGATATTTGACCACCATCACGAAGATTTATTACCCTACCAGTACTAGATAGAATTTCTCTACCTGTAGGTGCTGTTCTTTCACGCAATAATGCTTGCGCTTCTTCTGTAGCGGTTCTTCCTTGCGCCTGTAGATTCTGCACTACAGCCGCTTGTCTTGCTGCTATGTCAGACTCTAATGCAGGGACAACTTGACCATAGACGTTTGCTTGTTCAAGCGCAGTTTCACGCAATGGAGTAGTTTCCGCTGCCCTAGCTGCTCTTGCTGCCGCTAAGTCTGCTTCAGTGCCAAATTGACCCACTAATTCTTGTTTACGAGCAGCGGCTTGATCTTGCCTTCTTTGTGCAAATTGCGGTTGTGTGCGAACTTGACTTGCCAACCGTTGTTGTTCTTTTATAACCCCTATTGCTGTTGGCGTACTTACCAATGCTTCAGCAGTTGTTGGTTTACTACCAGAAACAATTTCACCAGCATTTCTTAAAGCCGCAATTACCTGTTGTTTTTCCTCACCAACTAAAGATTCAATGTATCTTCGTGCCGCAGCTTCTTTGTTTGCTACTGTAATCGGCAAGTTAATCAATTGATCTTTTATGTAAGACAAGGCTTTTATTGTTGGTGGAATTACTCCACCTATCACAGCACCCAATCCCATGTTAAACAATTTATCAGTAAGATAAGAACCATCTTCTTTACCGCTAGGTGTTAATCCTCCTTGAATTAATCCACCAGTTATTGCATTAGCAGATGGCATTAATTTATTAACTGGAGAAAATATTGCGCCTGTAAATTCAGGAACATCTATTCCCTCTCTACCAACGGCTGCTCTGCCTTTTTCATAAGCGGCTTGTTCTTGTCTAACAAGAGCAGATGCTCCTTGCTTAATGTCTTGACCAAATAAACCAGTTTTTGCTAAGAGTTCATTTACACCTAATGCTGGCTGAATGACTGCTCCTCTTACCAAACTGTATGTAGGAGAGCCAAAACCAATCATCTTCTCTAGAAAACTAGGTTCTTCAGTTGCAACAGGTTTAGTTTGCGCTTGAGCAGGAGCATTTTGCTGACCAGCATCAGAAGCACTTGATTCTTTCATAGACCGTGCAATTTTTGCTAGTCTACGAGCATCTTCTTGATTTCCTTGTGCATCAGCTTTACGCAGAGCTTGCATTACTTCTTCATAAGTTGCTGCCATAAATACTCCGTTATTGGTATTTGTTTATCAAATCTTCATCAGATGAAGTATCTTCAAAAAACGGCTCTATTCTTGCCGCTTTTCTGCGTTGATTAATTCTTATTTTTGTTTTTTTCTTTGCTGTCTCTGTTGCCTTGACAAAATTGTCCAATGCTTCAAATGTTATTCGAGTATCATTTTTACCAAAAGCAGCAAGAAACTCATTTGCAAAACGCAATACGTCTTTGTCTGTTTGAACGCCCGTTTCTGCGCTTACTTTTAAGTTTGTTGCCGCCTGAACAGCACGTTCTAAATTTGCGTAAGCTGCACTTTCAGTAGTCGAATTACCAGTTGCATTAGCTAATTCATACTTGCGATTATTTACAAATCCAAGTTCCAAAGGAGGTTTTTTTGTTATTGGATCAATTGTCAAATTTTTGATGACAGGAGAAAGGGTAGTGATTTGAGCATCTAAAGTATCAATAAGCTTCAAATCGTCAGCCTCATCTTTAATTAAACCTGCGGGCATTGGCTTGTTTGCTAATTGAGATTGTTTAAACTCATTCTTTGCTTGTTCAATTTCTTTTCTACCATTAATTCTCATTTGTTCTAATTGTTTAGCATCAGCACCTCTTTGTCTTGCAGCAACAGCTTCTGCATCAATTCTTTCTTGCAATCTTTCAAGTTTCGCTTCATTGTCTTTACGAGCCTGATCTGCTCTAGCCGTTCTTTGTGCTTCCTTGTCAGCAGATGCTTGAAGTACTGACAAAACTTTATCTGGAGAGCCAAACTCAGTGACAATTGCCAAAATGTCTGCTTCAGTTGCATTTGGTGGCAACTTAGAAAATTTTTCAAGCAATTTCTGCTCTTTTGTGTTTGACAACTCAAATTTTTGAGCTTCAGCAATTGTTTTTCTTGTAGTAGCTGCGCTCACTTGTAATCTCTGACCAGCATCAGCAATTTTCGTTGCAAAGTCAGAATCACCATATTGGTAAGCCATCCTAGCTGCTTTAAAAAATGTTTCAGGATTGTTTTGGTCAAGTTGAGACATGATTGCGTTACGCATTGAGATTTGCTGCAACTGTGGGTCTTTTGCACCCAAAGCACCACCAATGGCATCACCTAACTGTTGACCACCCATAGCTAGGCCATAGGAAGCCTTTTCAAAAGGATCAAGTCTTGCAAATTGCAGTGCTTGTGCTTGCATTGCTTCATTTTGCTTTTGTTGGTACAAAGCACGTTGCATGGCTTCTACTTCAGGAAACATTCCTAAGACACTTGTGGGTTCTGATAGTGCTTGCGCACTAAATTGTGGATCAATTTTTAAATTAGGAAAAAGATCACTCTGTCCAGATGATAGTGATGTTGATGCTCGTGCTGGCGCTGATTCAGTCTCTGGTGCTGATGCAGCCATTTGAGCAGCATCGGCTTGCATCCTTGCCAAGTATTCTGGTGAATTGTATGGAATAAAATTAGGGTCTATTTTTAATTCATACCTACCAGTATTCTGGTTTAATATTCGTATTAATCCTTCTGGTTCTTTTTCAAATGGTATGTAAGGGAAACGCCCACCTCCATCTACAGGAGGTATGTAAGGGAAACGCCCACTACTATTTACAAGATCAGCCGTTCCATCTGCCATCAATCCTTCTGCCATCAAAGGAATAGTTGGTATATTACGGTTTATTTCTGATATGTTTGCCATGATTGTTCCTTAAGGTTTTCCGTAATATCCAAAAAACGGATTTGGTTGATTAGCTTTATATGAAGCACCCCAAACATTTGCCATATTTTGAGCTTCTTGTTCATTCATGCCACCACCACCAAAATATTTGTCGTAAGCATTAACGACACCTTCACCAAATTGCGGTCTACTTGCAAGATTTTGGAGAGATTCAGCAAATGGGTTATAGGCATTAGCTTGTTGTTGAGTTGCGGCGGCATTCATACCGCCAACAAGCAATGATCTACCAACATTACCACCAGCTTGTGCAGATCGACCACCCAATAAAGAACCCATCTCAAAAGGCTGTTGTCCAAGTTGCTCAAGAGTAGAACCAGCACCCAAATACGTTGTAAACGGGTTCAATGCACCTACTTGACCAGATTGATACTGACTCATCAACTGAGAACCACTACCCAACAATCCAGCACCAAACGCAACATTCTGTTGACCAGCTTGTTGAGCATTAGCCGCCAACTGAGCATCTTGTTGAGCCATAGCGTTGTAGTACGCTTCCATCTCAGGAGAGGCAGCACCAAAGCCAGCCGCACCGCTAGGACGCATACCTGTAGCACCAACAGACAAACCACCACGACCCTGCTGATACAACTGATTCTGCAATTGAGCCATTGATCGTTCACGGCTAGGAGCAAGCAAGTCCTGTTGCTGTTGCATATATTGAGCCGCAACCTGTTGAGGGGTCTGTTGCAGATACTGCTGACCCAAGCCAAACAGTCCTTGTGCGCTTTGCTGAAGTGGAGCATATTGTTGCTGCGCCATCTCAGCCTGAGTCAATGCACCGCCTGTAAGAGCCTGTAGACGGTCTTGGTAAGCCCTTAGCTCAGGACTGACGTTATAGCCAGCCCCAATTACATTACCTTGTGCATCAGTCTGAAAGTTAGATGTACCGTAACGGGTGGTGATGCCAACAGGACGAAACCTTGCCGCTTCCGCTGCAATTTGTGCCGCCCTAAGTTGGGCATCTGAAGATATATTTGCCGCATCTCTTGCGGAATTCCCCTGCATCCCACCACCTAATAGTGAAAATGCTCCGCTTATTAATGCTGATTTAAATGGCATATCAATCTCCCTTAATCAAAATTTCATCCACTTTAGACGGGTCTTTCTCGTCAGTGGCATGAATACAAAACCAAACACAATCTGTTATTGCCTTAACGCCATGCGTCAAGCCAGCCTTAATTTCAATACAAGCAGGAGCTTCAACAATCTCAAGTTCCTCACCCTTTAACACCACCACCTTACCCATAGCCAATATCGACAAATGGCTAAAGTTATGGGTATGTTTTAGAACAGACATTCCTGCCTTAAAGAACGATTCTTTGGCATAAAGTCCATCACTAAAATGATGGGTAATCCCGAATTGAAGATCATTGGGCTTCATACAGTGCGCTTCCACATATAAACAGTAATGTACGGCTGATAGTTAGCATTTGTTGCACTAACACCCTCTGTACTGTTTGACGTTGCAACAGTAATACCTGTGGTTTTTGATCCTGTACTACCAGAAATAGCACCAGCACCTGTTCCATTAATATTGGCAACTAATGAGCCGGGTGATGGTTGTACATATGAGTGAAAGTGACCGGGATCAGTAACTGTTGAAGTAGCTATATGCGTGTGACTTGGAAGAACAGCATCTGCACTACCGCCAGTTTCTTCAGCAGCATCAAATAGTGCATTCCCTGAGTCAAAGCCAACCATGACACGACCAGCACCAAATGCAGTCCATGTACCAAAACCTAATGATGTTGCAGGATTAGTTGAACTTGTTGCATTAATGTAAATAGCACCCACTGGATACAAAGCAGACAATGCCGCTTGAACAAATGCAGTAGTTGCAAGGGCAGTTGTATTGTTAGCAGCAGACTGAGTAACGCCAATAGTCCCCGTGGGCAATGTAGGCGTACCAGTAAAGGTAGGACTAGCCAAATCTGCTTTGGTTGCAACAGCAGTAGCAATGTTATTGAATTCAGTATCAATCTCAGTGCCTTTGACAATCTTCAAGGCATTGCCAGAAGCCAAAGCATCTTTGGTTGCAAAGTTGGTTGATTTTGTGTAATTAGTCATTTTCTTCCTTTAACTCATCTTGCCAGTTTTGGCTTGAATTTCAATCTTCTGAATAGACAATGGAGTTCCATTAATGTCAGATTCATAACCTGTTTGCACTACCTTGCCTGATCCAGATGCTGCAACTGTTAATGTCTGTATTGCAACACCATCAGAATAATAAGCAATAACTGTTGCATTTGCACCATACTCGGCAATGCCATAGTAGTAAACATCTTGCTCTGGAATTGTTGTGTTCTGAGACAAATAATTTGTTTTGAAATCAAATCCCCACTTAAACGTAACGTCTTGATTTGTTCCACCAATAACAACAGTAGTCAATTTCTTCAAAATAGAAGTTACATTTTGATCGCCAAGGTCAGCATGGTTTGTGTAATACAGCATCCTATAAATAGTTGCATGATCTAGAAAAGTTCCATACAAGCCTATATACCCGTTCTGCCCTATATAAAGCGTACCATCCCTGCGAAATAAAAACGATTTAGGCGTGATTGAATCCCATACGGTTACCCTTGCAGAGCCATCAGGTAAATATGCTTTGGTATCAAAACACCAAGTAGTATCAATGGTTGGAGTCACCAACAGGTAAAACGCTTCTCTTTCAGAATAAATAGACTTGATGTTTGCCAGTGTCTCACCAGCCACAGTACCCATTAAGTCATTGCGAATATTCTTAGACAAGTCTCGTTCTGGTGCAGACTTCTCTTGAATTGTTCTCATCAACGATCTGACACCAGAGTTAGACAAGAACAGAACATCAGTGCTGGTTGTCTGAATGCTATCCCTAGCGATACAACCAATGCCTTCAACAGTGTCACTTAATTGCATTGAAGCTGGTGTAGTTGCATTTTGATAAATCAGAATCTGACGTTTACCAAAGATAAACAGAAAGCCATTGTGTGCAGCAAGTCCTGTAATCTCATCAGCACCATTGACCCACACACGGTCTACATTCAAAGAACCTGATGTACCTGTTGACCAAACATGACCAGCAATCAAATCAGAGAAGAAGACAGTAGAGTTATTTGTTGTTGTAGTTGCCACCCACAATCTACCAAAAGCAGAAATTGCAATGTTCGCATCAGGCACAGTACCTACATAACCCGACTTCTCCGACACTCTACGAAATGTTGTAGTGCTGATAGCAGGATCATAGATCAGTGGGTTAAAGCCTGACTGAAAGAAGTATGTGATGTTGTTTAAAGACGCTGCTTGCCAATTGCTTGCCGTGATTGTTGGTGCAGTACCACCGCCACCATAAGTCAACTCAACAACAGCATTAGACCCATCAAGTTTGAATAATTTGTTGTTGCCAGCAAATAGAACAGTCAAAGTCCCATCAGCTTGCACTAATTCATGGATGACTTTTACATCATTTGCGCCAAGATTTCCAGAAGAAGAATTGACTCTTGAGTAACCTTTGCGTGAACCAATACGACCATACTGGTCAATGATGCAGTTTGTCGCAACCAAAGCAAAGCCAGCATTTAAATCAAGAGGGCTGTCTTGAGTATTCAACCCGTAAAATCCTGGGGCTGAAATGCTGTAGGTTTGAATTGCTTGACTCATGTTGCCACAAACTCTTGATTTTCAGGATAGCGAGTGCCTTCCAATGCAATGTAATCAGCCAACATAGCTTTGTAAAGCAAATAAGCCTCAGATGAAGACAGACCACCATCTTCACCACGTTCTACCAATGCACGGGCATAAGCATTCTGAGACACTAACGTATCAGCAACAGAAACAACAGTTGCATCTGATGTCAACGTAGCCTGTGGCACTGTCAAAGCAAACTTGATTGTGTATGCACCATCAGGGATTGGATAAAGATTTACCTTGGTGTCGTAACTGCCATCAACCCCATCAAAAGCAAATTCAGTAGGGATTGAATTGACCAATGGCGTAAAGTTCAGCTTGCGGTTCATGTCCACAAAGCTAATGTTAATCAAGCCAACATTGCTTGTGGTGTTGATTACATCCATTACTTGAAACTTCTGACCAGCACCCGTCAAAGAATAAGCTGGTGTAGATGCCGCAGTAGTGACTGTGATTGTTTGACCTAATACATTCCACGAAAAAGCATCTTCAATCTGACGCTTTGCATCATTGACAAACTTGCCAATTAAGGAAGAATAAGTTGTTTCGGAAACAGTTGAAACTGTTGTCTCACGCAACCTTACGAGTACATCGTTTACAAGTTCAAGGTAGGTCATGTTCTTGTCAACCCTTCTTCTTCAAATGTGGCTATAAAACTGAACGTGCTTCCCGATTCAGTAGTTATTTTAATTTTGTCGCCTTCTTCCAAAACAATGTAGGCATTACCATCAAACTGCAAATAATCTTTTGATGTAAAGCTATAGCTAGTCAATATATCAAGCGTAGAGCTAGCACTTGCATCAAACCATTGAACAGTAATGTGTTTGGTAGAACCGCCTGTATTGTGTATATACATTACAGTAAATTTTGAGTAATAGCCAGTAGGACAGGTATAGACTGTTGTGTCTACTGCCGCTGTAGGACTAACACCAACTGATAATGCTCTCATTTTGCTTTTGCCTTGTTCCTTGCGGATATAGCTTGAGCTTTTGCCTTTGCGTCAGCCTTTGAGGTAGCACCCCATGCCTTAAGCGAAAGAAGCAGTCTTGTTGGTTCACCATTCTTGTACTCTGCACCGCTGTTACCAGCCATACGAGCCAAGAAACTTGCCCTGCGAGGGTTATCCCCCGACTTTACTGGTGCTTTCAAGTTGCCACCAGTTTCTGCATTATAAGATGCTCTGCCCTTGGCATTCAACCCCCCTTTGGGATTTTGACCAGCTTTTGTTTGCCAAGTAGGTGATTTCATCTTTTACCTCATCTGTAACTAGCCGTTTTCTTTGCAATCTTTTTAGGTTGCTTTACAAACTGTTTACCAGCCGCAGTACCCTTGCGCTTGGCTTTAGTGGTTGCCGCATACTCAGCAGAACTCAAAGACTTAATTGCAGCCTCTGGTAAATACCTCTCGCCTGTCTCAGACGATGGTTTACCACTCTTGGTACGCCACTTCTGCTTACCCCAATCTTTTAGAGATTGCTGCGGGTCTTTCACTTCTTAGCCTTCGGCTTGGGTGGTGGTGTGTGAGTCAAAACCTTGCTCTCAGGAGTATGTTTTGCACCTGTCATCAATACACCTCCAGCTTTGTGCAATTTACCCTTGTAAACCTTGCCATCAGGCAAATAGTGCGTTGCTGATTTGCTCATGTCTTGTAACTCCCGCCTTTTTTCTTGTACTCTTTGGCAAGCAATTGTGCTTTTCTTGCTGACCACTCGCCCGGGTCGCCCCCTGATGACCCTGCTTTAATCTTCTCAAACAAGGCTTTTCGCATGGTAGGCTTGGTGTAAACCCCTGCTTGATTGACCTTAGATTTGGTTTTCATTTGTCAATACAACACTTTTGCCGTGATAGTTCCAGAGGTGTAAGCAGTGCAGTTTGCTCTCAAATACTTGGGAGCATTGGCTATGGTGACAATGCCATCAGCAGTCAAAGCAGTACCAATTGTGGCAAAGGTTGTTCCATCCAAGCTACCTTGGAATGCAACAGTTGCAGTAGTAATACCACTAACTTGCAAGAATGCGGGTTGACCAGCATCTGCTTGAACAGATCGAGATGCACCTGTTGCGACAACAGCACTCAATAGAGTAACAGGAGTAGTTAAGGATGACATTATTTACCTCTTGAAGATTTCTTCATCATGTTTGTAGCAGTCCGACCACCACGCATAGGCATTGGCATCTTTGGCTTACCGACCGCAACCATAATGGTCACAGGAACGCCCTTTTTCTTGCCTTTGCTTGCAGTTTCTTTGGCCTTACCACCCATCATTTTTCCGTACATAGTGTTCCCCTTATTTCCAGACACGATCAGCAATAAAGGTAATCACACCGCCCATGAATGAAGCGATAGTCATACCCACCCAAAATCCACCTTTGCCTTTGTTGGCAAGTTCAAGTAAGGCTTTTACATCAGTACTCAATTGAGTTACCTGACCATGCAAAGCCTCAACTTGAGCCTCTAACCGACCAAAATCACGAGCATCTATCTCAGACATTTGCTACCTTTCGGGGTCTTCCCATGCGCTTAAATGTTGGAATCACAGGCGCAAATGCGGTATCTGTTCTAGTCTCTGATTCTACAGATTCTGTGGTTATTTCTGGCTCGTCTATCCTCACATATCCCTGATGACCCTTCATAGAATCAATATCATGTTGATATGTAAAAGTTACAGTGTTACCTGATTGAAGACAGCGAAAAGTAGCCATAAAACCCTTTAAATAAGAAAGGGGGGACTAGCCCCCCTATCTTTACACCATGCGGACAATAACTATATCCATAGTGGCTGATGCCAAGTCCACTGTTGAACCTGACTCGTTTTGGATGCGGAACTTGACGGTATTGGCAGCACTGACATAGCCAGTAACTGTTAAACCAACCAAATCCACAGCCAAAGATGTACCAATAACCATGTCACCCAAGGCGACACCGGGAACTGTTACATCATCTGTTTCACCAGCACCATCGACTAATGAACCAGCATTTAAAGTACAAACAACTGACCAAGTATCGGAGAACAAACCCCGAAAACTGTCATTACCACGGCGTGTTACAACTGCACTTGCTGTTGCCATTTTGATTTCTCCTAATTAGGTTAAAAAAAGTCCCCCCACCACTAGGGCAGGGGGCGCAACTGCAATTAGGCAGGAACCAACAAAGCAAACATAGATGCAGATTTAGCTGCACCAGTGCTTGCTGCTGAACGGAGAATCTGAACACCATACAAAGTGTCAGATGTGAACAGATTAGCAAGATACTCTTGCTTGTACTGAACTTGTGAACGCAGAGCAACTTGCTCAACCAGCACCATTGAATCACGGTGACCCATTAAACAAACTCGTGCGCCAGCAGAACCTGATGCAGTATCAGTGTTGCTTGAGACAAACACAGGGATGCCGTACAGGTTACCGATCTCACCAGTGCGGATAGTACTGTTTGTACCACCAACAAAGGCTTGTTCAGTGTAACGAGCCAGACCCATCAATGTGTTGCGGCTTGAGGGAGGAATCAAGAAGAAACGCTGATCCATTGGGGTATCAGTGTCATCAAGACGCTGAATAGTGCGGCGAATAGCGGCATCGGTCAATGCTGACTCATTGTTGCTTGCAGCAACATAAGCAGTAGTACCGTCACCACCAATGAACGCACCAGTTGCATACACGTTTGTACCCGCACCGCCGTTGGTTGAACGACCCAACTGAACCAAGTCAGTATCAACTTGTTTAGCCAGAGCATAACCAGCATCGGAAGTGTAGAAGTTACGCAAGCTGTTCAAGGCTTGGGCTTCGACAATATCCTCAATCAAACGTGAATATTCATAATGCTTGTTGATAGACACTTGAACTTCAGACTCTGTAGCAGCAATCAAAGTGACTGCTGTTTCAGCGGCTTTAGCAGAAGCAGAACCACGGGTAGGTGCGGGAATGTGAACTACATCACCCTTCTTACCTTTAAAGTTCATCTTCATAACGAGGTTAGCAAGAACCAAGTTTTTCTTGTAGGCAGCTATGATTTCATCTGACCAAATTTCAGGGATGAACGTTGCGCCTGTGGTAACAGTAACTGAATTACTGGGGGAAAATGATGTTGCCATGTTAAATCTCCAAAAAACGATAAGTTAAATTATCTAACCCGTCCGTCTTGATACGCTTGCATGATTTCTCCGCTCAACGCTTCATAACGATCTGGGTCAGTCATCTTCAGCCGAATTAGATCAGCCCTTCGATAGACTCTTTTTCCAGACTCCCCACTTCCACCTACATCAACACCCGCTGCTTTAAGGCTAGACTTGCGCTGAGTTTCCCCTGCTTCATTAGTCTGTCTTGTCTTAACGCCACGCAACTGTTTATAGGTACTCAACAATTCGTTTGCACTGTCGTAATCATATTCACCATCAGCTTTTGCATACAAACCAAGGCGAATAGGTGAAGATTTCACCCAATTCACAAAGTCTGCATCTTGAGCAATCTGACCGAAATCAGGATGTTCTTGCGCCAGCTTTTGTTGAATCTGCATCTTTTTGAAATCTTGACCAGCTTGTCTAGCGGCAAGTACATCGGGATGGTTGTCAACAGTCCTGCGAACTGCCTCTTGTGGATTCTCGAAAAAATCTACTTCAGGCTCTTTCTCAATAGGTTGCTGTTTAGAGGAGAGGTTTTGCTTTATAAGTTCATCTGCCAGCTTTCGCACTTCCCCAACTTCCTGCGCTTGCTTTCCAATCAGCTTTTCAGCTTCTTGGTGCATTTTGACCACTTCTTCAAGAGATTTCTGCCTGTATTTCTCAGGCATCTCAGTCAGTGGTGCTACTTCAGGTAGTTGCTTCTTTTGCTCGACTACATCTAACTCACTTAGCGACTCATCATCATTGTCAATCAACATATTTTTACCTTTTTCCTGCCGTTATCGGTTCTAGGACATTCAACTCGACATTTCTGTTTATGAGTTGTGCTTTTGCTCCCACTTCAACTGATCTAGGTGTTTTTTCTCGAACTTCCCATGCTCTGACGGGAAAGAACCAGACCACCCTTCCAACTTGAAGTTTGGAGCAGACAGAGTACGGTTGGCTGTTTCTCCGCACTCACATCGAAAACTCGTTGTCTCATAATCAACAAGTCTTTCAGTTTTATGCCCGTTCTCACAGGCAAAATCAAACATTCTTTTCATTCAATTCCTCATACGCTTGTTCGCTGACCTCTTTCAAGGTTTTTAGCCAAGTCAAGATGGAAAGTTCCCCTTTTTTAAACATCAAGGTCTTTTCATCAGGAATAACGCTTATATTATTGAGTGACTCTATCATATTGTCAATATCAATAGTCAATTCTTTCCAACCGTCCATAGACATCATTGAAAAACGGTCTTCGTAGTACTTTTGTAGTTCAGGGGTCATAGTAGTCAGCAGTCTATTGCGGTTTCAAAGCCAACTTGATTTTTTAAGTCAGCATACAGGCTTTGCATCAAGTTATCCGTTGGAGTTGCACAGTAAAAGGCATGACTTGCCACCTCTTGAGCGTTGGCTTGCCTAGCATCTGCGTTTGCAGACACAGATACCTGATATTGGCATTGGTCTTTGTTGCCATGAATATTGGTTATTCTTGCGTAAGCATCTGTAAAAGGTACGCCAACGCTACTTGTAGAGATAGAGATTTTGAGTGCCATTAGAAAGTTACCTCAGTTGTTTGAATTCTGCTAACCCACCTAATAGTGGTTGCCGCCGCCCCTGTCACAGTAACGGCTATGCCGCCATTTGTTGTGTCTGCGGTAATTGCCAAAACCCATGTAGCCGCCGCAGCATCTTGCGCTATTACGCTCGGTGTGACTGCAGCAACCAAAGCAGTTGATGCGGCATTTGCGCCTCGCTTAATTACGCCTTCATACTTCCAACCTGATGTTGTACTTCCACCAGTTACGTTAGCAATGCAAGTTCCTTGGAAAACATAGCCAGAATTGTTTGGTAAGATTACTTGGTTGGTTGTACTAGCCGCACTTGTTGTGGTTTTTAAAACTGTTGCGGTTGCATTTGTTGTTTCAACACCAAGAACTAATAATGCTGATTGAGAAAGACCAAGAGTATTTGCTATTGGCGCATAATTTGCAGTTGAAACTGTATTTCCTGTAATACCTCTTGCTGTTCCATACGTTCCAAAAACAACAGAACTTCGCCCATTAGATAAACTATTTTCCCCCGCCATTACTGCGGCGGCTACTCCACTTGCGGTGTTGTTTTGTCCTGCCGCAAAAGAAGCTCCTCCACTTGCAACATTATTAGCCCCACCCGCAATAGCGGCACTATTTCCACTTGCAAGATTACCACTTCCTCCAATAATAGCCCCATTAAAACCACTTGCAGTATTTGTGTTTCCACCGCCAACAAAAGCATAAGCATTACTTGCATTATTAGTATATCCACCTATAACTACTGAATAATAATTAGGTGCTGTTGCTGGTGCTTGATTTAAAGGAATCCAACCTGATTGATATACACCAATTGATGTAC